GACGCTGTCTTTGTTGCAATTACCGACTGGATACCTCTGCTGTCCACTGCATAAGCGGTAATCGTAAATGTGTAGTCTGATTGAGACGCTGGTAAAACGTTAGTAATGCCAGTTCCACTAAGACCTGAAACAGACGGTGTCTCCATACTGCCGGCATCAATGCCGAAGTATACGGTTGCACCAGTTGCACCATACGGCAACGTCACTGTGTAGTTTGTCTTGGCTGATGAATAGCCCGCAACAATGTAGTTTGCTATCGGCGTGCTATTAGGCACGAGAGAGCCAAGCACAAGCGTTGGTTTGTAGACTGTGCTGTCAACAGATACTTGCACTGTCTTGGTTGTAGTACCGATTAGCGTTGTCATACTGCTATTGCTATATGTGTTCAGCGTAAACCGCAGGTTCTTGGTCTGTGCTGTTGTCAACGCTGATAACAATGCCGCAAAGCCAATCGATAAGTTTTCGGTGCTTTCGTTTATTCTGTGCGCCGTTCTCCAAACTGTCTGTGTGTGGCCGTCAAGTTCCCACGATAATGTGTGGTAGTAATCGGCGTAACTGGTGACTGAATAATCGAAGGTATCGGTTGTATTGTCTAATAGCACCGAACTTGCACAACTGATTTGGCTATTGCGAGGAATTGCAGGCACCTGTATCTCTACAGTATTGCTAGCAAATGATGCAGGGTAGTAAGCAGTAGTTGAACCGCTACCTGCTATCCAGTTGAACCTAACTGTTAATGACGCTGTGCCGTCATTGTTGTGGTCGATTGCAACTGTTGTCTCGGCTATGAGCCGATGGTCTGCCTTACGAACAAACCGTCTGAAGTGGCCGTCGTCAATGTAGTAATCTCCGCTTGAACTGCCAGCATTAATATCGCTTGGGTATGTAACGTTGTTTGCAGTTATAGAACTTGTCGGCGCATATACCTTTGCTGTTTCCCAACGCAGTGTGTTGCTTACGCTCGAAGGGTAGAACCACAGTGATAATTTGTTGGTTGTTCTGTTGTTCGCAATATCCCGTGAGATTTGGTCGACCGTGAGATAGTAGTTGAACTTGTTGCTATCGTTCGAACAACCTTTTGTGTATATAGGTGAAGTATAAAATACTGCCATATCTACGCCTTCCTTCTTGTAATGCTCAGCACATTGCCATCATCGCTGACTACAAATCGCCACTGCTTGTCTATGTCTGTCGGGTCGCCTAACGCTAATGACTTACCGCCAAGACCTACATCCGCATCGACCCAAGCCTTTCTTTCATCGTTGCCGTTGATGAAGTCCAGTGATGTATTTGTGAACCGACCTCGAATGTCGCTGTCATTCTTTCCTATGGTAATTCCGCTAATGTCCATAGTTATGTATGTCTGCAACTGCTGGTTATAGGCGTTAGCATTATCTGCGCTGTTCTGCGCCTGCGTAATGCCCAACGTTAAGCCTTCAGCAGTCTGCTCCAACTGTGTCTGCGTTACGTATTCGTTCAACGTATCATCCAGTTCGCTTTTGCTTACTCTCTGAGTAATGGCATTAGCGTTCTGCGTTATCTGAGACGTATGCTGTTCAACAATATCTGATAAGCCGTCTAAACTATCTCCAAGTGCTGAAGCGGCTTCGCTAACCTCTGATATTTCAGAAGTTATTTGGTTTAACTCCCTGTTAAGTGTAACCGAAACATATTTTACTACGTCGTTTACATTCTGCACGCTTGTTTCTTCCTGCTCTGCGTTGTTTATTTCTAACGCATAACCGCCGACCCAACCGTTTTTATATTCATAATCTATCTGTGCAATAGACGGGAACCCATTTATTGTTATGCAGTCGCCAAGTTTTACCTCTTCGTTTATCGGACACTTTTTTACCGTAACTGAATTAAAGGCAAATCCTTTTATGATGCCACCAATGTAGTCTACGATGCTCTGAATAGTATATGCGTTGTTCGACTCGCTGTCCGAGAACAGTATGTTATTCGAACCCAAATACAATGTTTCGCCGTCTTCTTCGCTGTTGTTCGAAACGACAGTCAATACGCCGTCAGTCCACACCACTCTTTCTATCTCGTGTGTTGACGACAGTTTGAAACTATCGCACAAAACTAGAGGAACGGAATAGACAGGAGTTGAAGAGAAGTTTTTGAAAACGAGGTTGTTGTAATTGTCGAAGCACGCAAATCCGCCGCACACTTCCGCAATGTCACCGATAAGGTCTCTAGCCGTGTATGTTTTTGAGCCTGTCCAAGACAAAGGCATATTATATACAAACTGAGGTAGCGTAGGAACCTGTGCGCTATTGCCGAGTATCTCGTGGACACATCTAGTTAATTCGGCACCGACCGTGTTGCCTTCATCGGTCAAAGGTGAGTACACTTTATTGAACAAAACCATATTGTCTGTAAACATAAATGTTCTGTATTTTTCATTTACTGTGCTTACAGAGTCTAATCTGAGAGTGAAATAAGGTTCGGTGTTTTCGTCTATTTCGTCGTCGATATAAACAACCGCTTCAGAAATGTTCGGCTCACTAGCAAAAGCCCTGTTGTCAACAGAGATTACTACTGAGCGACACGCTGTAGCGCCAAGGTAGAAACTCTTTTCAAATAGTTTCCACCCATACGAGACGCTTCTTATGTAGTCGTTGTTTATTTCTACGCCGTCAAATAAAACCTTAATCATAATTCACTCCTTAACTTTGGAATGGTGCAACTTTAGACTGAACAACAGTGAATGACATATACCAACCTTTTTGGCCTTTCAGAGGCTTACAGTCGAACTTGCTGACATAGCACTCTAAGTCATTGAGCCATCTGCCTATCGTTCCATCAGGTCTCTCCTGTCCGCTCACGGCAACTCCAAATGCAGGCGATAAGAACGAGCATACAAGATTGTCTGCGTTGACTATGCTTGCTATTTGATATACTTGGTCTGCCGTAAGATAGTTGAATGTCATTGAGACAGACCACCACCGTCTTGAAATGAGGTCTCTGACTAAGTTACCGTTAGCAACTGAACGATAACTCTCGTTGTCTAAGTCTTCGTAATGTGCGTTGTAATCAGAGGGAGACGGCATATTTGTGTACGCCGCACTCCCGTTTTTTGCTTTCCATAATAATGTTGTTACGTTACTAGGCATAATTTACACCGCCTTCCCTAATATTCTGCTTTGGTATGACCTGTATTGTTCCGTAGCCTCGCCAATCTCTTTTATTCCGATTACTGGCTGGACATCAATCATACCTATCTCTGCTTTAATGGCACGGAGTTCATCGACTATTTCGTCGTTGCTGTATCCGCCCATTTCTGCGAAGAACTCTCTCTTGTTGAACTTCTTAGGAACGACCGCTTCACCTCTGTGCAGTAATGCTAACTGGTCATTAGGAATATAGTTTGAACCTCTTGCGAAAGCGTTGATTGTGAAACTGTTGGAACCAGTATCACCAGTATCGCTGTTTCTCCATTTAAGTCTGAAACTCTTTGCGATTTTTTCTGTGGACATTGTAGGCTTGATTACAATGTTCGTGCCTTCGATTGCTCCCTTTACGCCAGTCATTGCAGTGGTTACAGTGCTTTTAGTCTTTTCTGCCGCATCTTTTATTTTTGTGAACATATCTGTGACAGGCTGGTCAAGTTTGCCTTCATCAAGTTCCTTCATTTTATCTTCAAGGGATGTAGCGAATGACTCTGTCGATGTCTTAGCACCATCTATGCTGTCTTTTGCTCCGTTTGCACCGCCAGCAAGCCCTTCATAGACAGCCTGCATTCGGCCTGCTTTGTCTATGGCGTCTTCCATTTCTTCGCTGTTGCCGTTAATTGCGTTCGACAGCAGGTCAACCATACCAGTAGTGTCGCCCCAATCTGATGAAACGATTTGGAAATCAAAGTTTTTGTAATCTTCTGCTGTTACGCCAATGCTTTCTCCTAATGACTCCACTCCGTCTTTAAGCAGGGCTACACCGCCAGCAACAGCCGCAGCCGCTCCAGCGTAGTTGCCTGATGCTCCTAAAATTGCAGCAGCAACTATCAATATGCCACCTAATGCTGTCTGCAACTTGCCGAACGTGCTTGATAGTTTTTTACCAGCCTCAGACATTTCGCTCGTTCCTTCTGCGCCCTCTTTCATTTCCTTGGCGTATTTTTCCATATCTTTTCCTAAAGCACCAAGACCAATTCCAGCGGCTATTGTTCCTAAACCGCCAGCGATATTTCCAGTGGCCATTTTGAGCAGGCCTATTACGCCCAAGATACCGCCCAAGAACTTGAATATCTTGCCCAATATCTCAACGATGTTGTCTGCCCAGTCGGTTTTCTTCCACTCGTCAATCAACTTTTTCCAATATTCGTATAGAGGTTTCAGCCTTTCGCCTAACTTCTGCAGGTATTCGACCAACTTCGGGTTAAGTTTTACGTCAGCCATAGCGCCAGTCCAGTCTGCACCTAGACCGCCGCCACCGCCGCCACCTGAGCCACCGATATTGCTGATGGTATCAAATGGTGCAAGCGACTTAGCCATTGACTTAGCAGAGCCTGCCGCAGAACTTGTACTCTGTGCTACTGAGTTGGCTAGCAAATCTACGCCAGTCAACGCTTTGATGAAGATATTTATGTACTTAATCAACTTCATAAAGAACGTTGCGATGCCTTTTGTGAGAGGAGCCAGCATAGCACCTATCATTTGGAACGCCGCCGTTGTTGCCGCACCTAACTCTTTACTGTTAGATGTCGCCTGTCTTACTGCATTAGAGAAGAATGAAGCAATTGTTCTCATACCCATAAGGTTGCTTATTACTCGTTTGAACGCATTGCTCATAATGTTTACGTTACGGACAGCGTTTCTAGAGAAGGCAGTGAAATTGAAGCCGCCAAACCCTTTGCTTTTAGTTACCTTACTTTCAGGCTGTGCGTTATCGTTTTGGCTCTGCAGTTTTTCAATTTCTTGGTTAAGTTTCATAACCTTTTCTGCCGCGCCATCTGAAGTGATGTCGATGCTTTCGAGTTCCTTCTTCAGTTTTTCCAAAGTGAACTCTTTGTATGCCGTTTTAGAAGATGCTCCAGTCGTTCTTTGCTGGTAGTATTTTTCTAAGGCTTTTACATTCGGGTTCTGAGTGTCAGCGTTTTGCTCTTCCCAAATTGCCCTCGCTTCTGCTTTTGACTTAATTGAGTTATATGCCGACTCTGCCGCTCTTTCTTCCGCTTTTGCTACATCTGCAGTTCTTCTCAGGAAGTCAAGGTCTATGCTCTTCTCCTCGGCTTCTAATTTTGATATATCGCCGTATTTTATCAGAAGAGATTTGAGCGCTGTATTATACCGAGAAGTCAACTCTCTAGTAATCTTTTCGTATGCTTCATCGATTAAAGGAGCGTTAGGTTTAACTGGCTCAGCGCCTCTCTCTTCTGCGCTTGTGTTTTTCCACACATCGTATTCGCTTTTATACGCCTTCATAGCGTTTTTATGACCGAGTGCGGCTTCTCTTACGGTCGACAGCACACCAGCGTTAATTCCTGAGATGTCTTTTGTGGTAGTTACTTTGTAATTACCGTACTTGCCTCTTTCTTCACTAAGGCTAGCCATCTGTGCATCATATATTTTTTGTATTTCGTTGGTTGCTTTTGTTGCTTCTTCAATGGCTTTGTGGATGTCAGCAACTCTGTTCGTTCCTTTTTCCAGTCTGCTTGAAGCCCTCTTTAAAGCATCCTGCTTTTTATTGTATTCTTTTAATGCTTTAACAACGTTTTGTTGGCTTACTTTTTCAGGCTCTTCTCCTATTGCTAATTTGGCGGCGTCTTTATCGCCGAGCAGTCCTTTTGCTGAAAGTTCTGCTCCCGCATCTTTTAACTGTTTAAATACGCTATCGCCCAAGATTGCCTTAGCGTTTGCCTCGTCGTCAATACCTTCTCGCAGACCCTCTACGATGTAAGCGCCTATTTTGTGGAACACTTTTGAAGGAGAATGTTCATCGAGAGTGTCCTTCGCAGCATCGATAACTGCTTCTGTTACGCTTTTAGTTGCATCAACTGGTGCTTCTGCATTGTCTTTTATGCCGTTAGAAAGACCAGCAGATACATTCATACCAATTTTGTTTAGTTCATCAATAAATGATTTTGTTGCTTCCGTAAGATTTATGTTGTTTAAGTCTTCTTCGATTGTGCTTTCGTCAACAAAGTCTTCTACTGGAGCAATGGCTTTTTCAATCTTTTTTGGTTCGGTTGGTTTTACGTCTTCAACCGCTACTTTTTTTGACTTGCTCTTTTTTTCAATATTTTCAACGGCATCGTTTTCTTTTTTGTGCGCCGCAAGTATTTTAGCAGAGTTTTCGAGAACGGCCTTTGCTCTCGCCGCCTGCCTTGCCTCTGCTCTTTTTTTCTGCTTTTCTTCCTCTGCTATTAGAGCATTATTCGCCTCTTCGGTTACTTGTTTTAGCCTTTTCGTGCCATCAAAAATAAAACTAATTCCAGCCTTGAACCTGTTTAAAAACGTATTATTTCCTTTTATTACCTCTGCGCTTAATTTCAGCGGCTCGTTTGCCGCTAAGCGCATAGTCGCAATACGTTCTTCAATTCCCTTTATCTGATTTTCATAACTTCTTGTGTCGAGCGTAACTGGGTCATAAGCGACTTGTCTTACCTCTTTTATTCTTTTGTTTAGATAGGTAAGTTGCTTCCTCGCATCCAGTGTGTCGACGACTATATGTATTCCGTAGTTCTCTACTGCCATAAAAGGTTCACCTTCCTCGTGAACCTCTATGACAATATGGGTTTCTACATATTACTTCCCCGTGCTAGTTTTTCCGCTTCTCTTCTCTGCCACTTTTCCTTCAGGAAGTCAGGCATCTTGTATTTCTTCTTCGGCGGATATAGTTCAGGACACGCCTCTTCAGGCGTTTTTGGTATATCTTTAAACTCCGCTAGTATGTATCTGTTAAGAACAAATGATTTCCACAATTCGTATGCGAGTCCTTGCTTTCTGTTTGTGAGCAAATCTGTCAACTCGAATATATCTAGCGGGTACAATTGCGTAGGCAAGAAGCCTAAACGTTCCAAATATTCGTAAAACGCTTTTATTGATGTAGTAAACTTTGTTTTCTTACTTTCATCATCCTGCGCTTTTTCCAATTCTTCTATTGGTCTATCTCCGAATTCACTTGTTCTTCGGTAAAAAAACCCGATGCAATAAGTGTTTTCATAATGATTTTCTTCTGAATGTCCTCAAGAGTATAACCATTCAGAACAAGCAGGTCGTATACTTTGTATGCCTCGCTCATTGAGAAGTTTGGCTTTTCCCACTTTAGCATATAGCGGAGCATTGTTACGACGTTCTTCATAGAGAAGTCTCCGACGAACTCTGACAGGCTCTCTCCAGCGGTCTCTTCCAACTGAACGGCGTTTTCTGAGGTCAATCTAAACAGGAAAACCTTTTCTCCTTTGTTTTCAAAGTCTTTTGTGTTTGGGTTGTAAACGATGTCGTTTACGGAGATTTCTACATAATTCATTTTTTCTGTTCCTTTCTTATATTTCACCTTTATTATATAATGACAATCATATTTTTGCAATAAAAAAGCCGTATAGTGGGTGAGTCTATACGGCACAAAATAGGAGGTAATTATCTGAAAAGATATTACACTGTAATAACAACAGTAGGTTCGCTCTTTGGTGCTAATGTCATAGAGAACTTCAGCAAGTCCTGAGAGCCGCCGCCTAAAATTGTGGTAGATACTTTTGACTGGAACTTAACAACGATACCGTTGGAAAGTTTGTAGTACCACCAAGCATCAGTACCGTTGTCTTCTAACTGAGAAGCAAGATACATATTTGCTGTTGAGGCTGGGTCTTCGAGGTTGAACTCGAATGTGTACTTCTGCACTGGCTTTAAGCCTAAAATTGCAGTTTCATATTCGGTGTTGTCTAAGTTGGTAGTATCGATGTCATTCGGCTCGCCGCCAATGTCAGGAGCAGAAGTGATGCAGGCAATCTGAGTCCAGTCAGTCTGACTTGCAGTGTCAGGAGTTGAAGACGGCTCATTATCTGTTGTTGCATACCACAACTTAGTACCGTTATATGCGTGGAAATTTCTTTGGATTTCAGGCATTTCTTTTTTCCTTTCTTGGTTTAGATTAAACCATAATTTGCTTCGTTATAGTTGGTGGTGCCAACTATAATCATTACAGACACTTCTCTATTAGAAGCGTCTTCCCAGTTTGTGTGTATGTTGAGTTCACGCAGTTTCTCGATAATTTCTTCGGTTGCGTCGTCAACATACTGCAAAGAGTTGTCGTCGTTTTCTTTTCGAACCACATAGCCTTCAAGCGACAGCAGGTGGGTTCCACTCATATCTATGAGCGAGTCTTTCAGCGAATAGAAGAAATAGGTTGTGCCGTATTCGAGCATTTCGAAGTCTTCGACTATCGTTGCATAGCACTCCACTTCTTCCAGTTCATCCAGTTTTGACTGTATCAGTTTTCTAATAACCATTGCGTTATTTTTCCTTTCCTGACGAGCCGTCTAATTCTCTCATATCGCGGTATGGCTTTCTGCTAGAAAGAATATTGTTTATTCTGTTCTTGCTTCTTTCCAACGCTACAATCATAAGGCCTTGGCCTCGCGGCGCTACCGTAAGAGAACCTTTGCCAGTGTACGAATATGGAAGAAAGCCGGGATGTTTTATTTTGCCTATTCTGTGTGGCTTGGCGCCTTCAGACAACAGAGCCATCAGGTTTTCTTTCCTCTCGTTCCTAGACTCGGCTGAGTTAAGGAAGTTGATTGCCACCGCATCTGTGGTTGTTTTTGCTATCCTGACAAGAGGGGTCGAGAAGCCCGCAATAAGCGTTTCGAATTGGCTGAGTTTTTCGACTTTTTCTTTCGTGCGCTTTTCAACTGTTTCTCTCAAGCGCTTTTTGATTTCTTCTTGGGTTTCTTCTTTTAACCCGTTAATCTTTTTGTGCGCCAAAGATACATATTTTTCTTCATACCGCGTTACGCTTGAACGTTCTCTGAAGTTTTTCGGCATATTGCCGCCTAAGCCCTTTACTCTGCCAGCCTTTCCGCTTTTCAGCGCGGATTTCATAATCGTCGCTTCTTCGCCAACGGCATTACCAATAGTCATAAATATTGATTTTTTGCCCTTCGTCAGGTTTTCTATCATTTTGTCGTTTCTTTCGATGAACAAACCTATCTCAGAGGTAAACGAACCGTTTGCTGTCCTTACATATTTGGATATGCCACTCATTAGACTCTCCTGATTTTGACTGTATCATCGATGATTTGATAAATCTCGTCATTGTATCTGATGCAGTAATCGGCGATGTTTTCCTGTGAGTTTGACAGCAAACCTCTGACTGTGTCTTCGAGGCCGCCATAAGGCGTTTTAACAACGAACTCTTTTGTGATGTTTAAACCTCTCTGCTCAAAAGAGGCTTCATTTTCAACTCTTCTAACTTGGACAACGTATGTGGCTAAGTTTATAAACTCTTTGCCTACAGTCCCGTTTTCTCTTTTGGTTTTTACTATCTGTTGCAACGTAACTGTTTCAGAGTATCTTAATGGGATTGGCATTACGCTACTCTCCTTTTATGCCCGTGGATAAGTCTCTCTGTCATTTTTTTGTACGGGTCTTCGTACGTTGCAATAATTCCCTGTTGTTCTTTTTTTGCCGTGTCTTCAGTCCCACGAAGCAAATATACGGCTTTTGAACACTCAATTATTTCAGGCTCTAATAGCCAAATGTTTGTCTCGGTATTTTCTCTATTAGAAAAAGAGAGAGCGACAGAGGTTACTCTTTCAACGATGCCTTCGAGAATATTCCTGTCGGCCTCGTTATAGTTAGCGCCTAACTCCGCTATGATTTTTTCAACATCTACCATAAGCCGCTCCTCTAATCATACTAGGAAATAGTTACGCCTGTCAGTAAGCCAGCCATTAAGGTGTTCTTTAAAGCGACACCAGCGACGAATTCAACTTCGCCCTTCTTGACTGCTCCGCTTTCGTTCATATCAGGCAGATAGGTCTTAACAATCTTATCGCCATTGACTGAAATGCCGTGGAAGCCGTCTAAGCCGATACATACTGCGTATACATCTGAACTGTTGATTACGTCAACAGAAGCAGTACCGTTGAAATACTTGCCAGCATCCATCATTGGAATACCGTTGTAACTCTCAACATTTCTGCCGAAGCCATCTACCATTCTGTCATAGTATCCTGCTCTACGAGCGGCGGCCTTGACCTTAATGAGCATCTTGTCGTTCATAATTAACAGGTCAGGTTTTCTCTGCAGGCCAGCAATCATAGCGTCTAAGTCGTCTAACAGAGCATTGTAAGCAGTGTCGATGTTTGCGCCTGATACGTCAACAGTAGAGGTGACCTTAGTTGATGCAGAAGCAAGCATTGTTGCCAGTCCATCGAATGAAGTAGCGGCAACGCCGTTGATTGCATTGTAATGGAACAGGTTAGCAGTAGCGATAATCTTCTGCTTTAACTGGAATGACAGTTCATCGATTGCGCCTGAAGTGTTGATAACAACACGGTCGAGTTCGAATGAACCGCCCATAATGACAGCCTTAGTGGTTACTTCAGTTCTGATTGCTTCACCAGCGGTATATTCGTTGTTTAAAGCACGAACTGCGGCCATTGAAGGTGTTAATAACTTGATATAGCCATAAGTTAAGGTAGAACCACCAGTTCCTGGGGAAATAGCGTCGTCGAAGACTAATTTATCGAGCAACAGTGAGGAACGTCTGAATTCATCAATTACGTTCTGGTCTACTTTATCGGCCATACCGACTTTAGCCTGTGCTAATGTAATTGCCATAGTATTTTTTCTCTCCTTTACTTTTTATCAACGAGAAAACTTCTCGTGCAAAGCATTGGTGAGGTCATCAGGCGTATAACTTGCCTGAGCGTTTGCATTTGGTGCTACACTCTTAGGAGTTTTTTCTTTCAGAGCCTTATTAACTCCTTTTTCTAGGGACTTTGTGTAGACCTCTCTAATCGTCTTGACCTTTTCCGCAACTTTATCTTCTGTGTTGTAAACATCAAAGTCGATAAGACTTATCAGTTCGGTTGGCAGGTCGCTGTTTTCTAACAAAGTCTTGTCTTTCAGGACATAGGAGTTGAGTTTTGCCTCAGCGCTTTCCGCTCTTTTGGTTGCGGCGGACAGGATTTCTCTGCTTTTTTCCTCTTCGGACAGTTTTGCGAGTCTTTCTGCCTCTTCTGCCTTGGCTTTTACCTCTTCTTCGACCCTTTTGCGCTCTTCTTCTCTTGCTTTTTTGACTTCAACAGCAATATAAGAGTTCAACTGGTCTCTTGTGAAGGTCTTTTCCTGCTTTGTTTCCTTTGTTTCAGCGTCTACCTGCTGATTTTGATTGACCTCATTAACGGTTTCGGTCTTGACCATTGTTTCTGTTTCTTTCGGCATTTAATTCTCCTTCTCTGTTTTAACGCCCAGCGGCATAAGAATTACCTAAAGTATTTTACAACTGTATTATAGAACAAAAAAACGGGATTATGCAAGTTTTCCCGTTTTCTTTTGGCTTTTTCTTTCAAGAACATTCAAAGATTTACAACGTGGACAGACGATTTCGATGTGATAATCTCCGTGGAGTTTTGCTTTGAAGAACAATTTGTTACATTCAGAGCATCTGAACTCAGACATAATCTTACTGTAGAAGTCTTTCAGTTTAATCATTCTTCAAAGCCTCGTCGAGCATAGTTTTCTGCTCTTTTGTTACCACGTTGGAGCCTATATACTGGTTCTTACGCTGTGCAGAACCGATGGCATTGGACAGAGACCTGTAAGGGTTCACTCCGCTTTTGTATATGCCCTCTTCGTCGCTGGTCGTGATTTTGTTCTCGATTGACTCTTCGACGGCGTTTTCGGCCTGTTCAGCGGACAGTTTAGACATTTCTGTTTCTACGTCAATGTCATAAGGCAACAGTCTAATCAGAGTCTCCTTAGACAGCAGGTTGCTAAGCAGAACGATGTTATTAATCTGCGAAGCGAAGTCGCTAGGGAGATTTCTAGGGAACTCGATGTGTACATCACGGAAGTCGAAGTTGGTTTTCTTCTTGAAATTAATTCTATCCACGATGTTTTCCCACATAGCGAGGAACTCTACCTGAAGGAGTCTGTCCAACTCAATCAGATACTGCTCGATAGGGAAGAAGGCTCGTTCTACTTCTGTTGCAGTCAGTTTGTAGTCTCGTGTAGCGGCAATGTCAGGAATAGCGGCGAACATCAGGATGTCTGCCATAAGAGTGTTCTTATGGTTTTCCATCGCTGTATCATTGACGTTCTTGGTTATCCATTCAACCTTGCCGTTTTCATCGGTGTAGAATGTCGGAGCATTGAGAATTAATCTGTCCTCTTCGTCTCTTGCAGGGTTCTTGACCATAACCTTATTTCCGTTAAGGTCTGTCTGCTCAATCATAAGAGGATTTTCAGGAGAATAGCCGACAATCATCAGTTTACAACCGTCATTATCGTTATATTCAAATGTGTGTTTCGTGTTCTGCAGGGCTTTTTCGTAAGCATCAATCAGCGTAAGCACAGGTTCGAAGTATCCTGTTTCATCAGGGTTTTCCAATGCGATGAACGGAGCCAGTTTCCAATGGAGACTGTCGCTCATTTCCTCTCTCTCGGAATAATCATCGCTGTTCTGCCCTTCAACAAACACTTTTACATAATTGCTGGTAGTGATTTCAACAACCTTTTTAAGATTGAAGTTCTCGTCGTATTCCTTCCAAATCCTTAGCAGAGCAATTTTCTGAACTGGTGTAGAATAGTCATAAACTGCCACACACTGCAACGGAGACATATTTGCGAAGACGATTTCATTCTCGTCATTCTCGTAAAGTCTGCCATACGACGCTCCAGTAATTATGTAATCTCTTACCAACTGGTAGAAGAAACTAGGCAGGTCATTATAGTCATTGATGTAATCAACAAGAACCATAAACTCCTTGCTGTCAGCACGCACGCCATAGTCCTTATTGAACAACTTAACGGTCGCTTCCTTGATGCTCTCAGCAACCTCGTCATTGATTGAGAACTTCGGAGGCTTACCACCGATATACCCTGATGCAATATTCGTAATATACCGCTCAAACGGTGCGATAATCTCCTGTTTCTCTTTCCTTACATACCTCTTGTAAAGATACTCTCTATGTTCAATTATCGGACTGGCGAACTGTGCCAGCGTGCTAACTAAATCCAAATGAATAAAGTTGCCGTTCTCGTCAAGTTCGAAACTCCTTTTGTCTAACTGTATCATTCCCACTTCCCCTTCCTGCCGAAGCGCTCTGTTATACCTACCCATATTATAATATCTCAATGATTTTTATTCAACACACAACTATCTGAATGAAGAGGGGGGTTGCTATTGTGACAAGATGAAAAATGAAAAAATATTTTGGGAACGATAGTGTAGGGGGCATTTTTTCGGTTTTTCCCTCCTACCCCACTTTATAGCCATTTTTACCCCTTTTTTGCCTATTTTTTAGGGATTTTATGCTATTTTTAGGCTATTTTTCATCAAAAAATAGGGATTAAAAAAATGATAAAAAATAATTTGTGAGTGTTGGGAAAAGATGCAATTTGTCCGTAGCACTCGGTATAATAAAGGTGTCTTAAATGACCACGCGCGCGCGTGTGTGTGTGTGCGCGTGCATACAATTTATTGTATTTATGAAAGTGAGGTTATTATTGTATGAAAAAATCTATTATTGAATTATTGGGCGCTTATGTTAGCACCGCAGAGCGCGCACGCGTTGCCAAGACCGTCTTATTGCTCAATGAGAATAAGACCGCACGCGTTGCCATTCACGATAAGGACGGCAACATTGCGCGTTATCGTGACGTCCCTTCTACTGTTATGTTTGGCGCATTGTCCATTTTGCTGGATGCCTATGACGCCCACGCCAATGGCCTTTACAAGTCATACACTACTCAAAATGGCACTATAAAGGCGGTAGACGGTTACACGCTCGAATACGTCTATAACACTACCAATACATATACCGATAAGGACGGCGCACGCGTCTATCAATTGCCTATTTCATTGTTAAGCATTGCGCGTTCATACTTCAATATTGACTGTCTTAATGGTCGCGGTTTCCGTCGCTCTTTATTACTGGATAGCACCAAGGAGCAAGCAGCCAATATTATAGAGTGGGCTCAGTCCGTATTAAAGGACTAACATTTAAAGCACTGAAAAAGTGCTTTTTTTTATGCTTTATGCACTGTATCATTTTAGCGGTTTGTTTTCCGTTTGTTTTTCCCATCGCATTGTAGTGTTTTCAAAATGAGCCAAACGCAAACGCAAACGCAAACGCAAACGCAAACGCTTGTTATTGGTGGGTTTGGGTGGTGGGTTCTACAATGCAATTATAATTATTGTATAGTATGCAATAAACAAAACCCTGCAAACGCTTGTTTGTTTGTGGTGGCTTTAATCATATTTGAAAAGGTGGTGTATTATGTATTGTCGTTTTAAATACTATGGACTCGAAAAGCGTCGCAAATGCTATGGAGAACGCTTGTTGTTTGATTGGTATAGAGAACCAATGACAGTAGAGAAAGCAGTGCAGGTTGCGTTTGATGCTAACACACAGGGTGCAAACAAAGCCAATTGGTATGGCTATGTGTCTAGAATAGAAATAGACAACGACAAGGGCAGAAGTTCATATAAGGCAATTGTCTTCCGTGTGTGAGTGGTTTGTTTGTGTGTTGTGTATGTAGCAAACACGAGTGAAACGTTTGTGTGTAGAAAACGCAAGAGCCGTTTTAGTATGCTTTCAAAATATGCTAAAAGGGCAAACAGAAAGCGAGTGATGATTATAGAGTAAGAAGTTATAAAACAAACAGGCCATAGTGAAACATAGTGTTTGTAAATTGACTATGGTAAATTGAGGCTATGGATAATTGTATATAGGAAGGGGGTGACAATTGTGTCCGCTGAGAGAAAACGTGGCTTATATATTATATATAAAGGAAACAAGCGCAGAGTCCTTTTGGGAAACGTCGTTGTGTTTGTGTCTCTGTCTTTATTATGTGTGTATGTTGGCTTACTGATTATTCAGTTCTTTAATGTATTAATGCGTTTGCCTAAGTAGTGTCGGTTTGTGTCGGCTTGCGTTGGCTGATGTGACAAAAGGTAAACTGAAAGAAACTTGTTCATTGTGTATTGTCTTTATGGACAATAAAAAAGTAAATTGTGAAACGAAAGGAGCGTAATAATGAAACAGGTATTTGTAGACGTTGTTGAAGAAGAAGACGAGTTATTTGATGGCTTGTCAGAGGAAGAGTGGGACGAGTGGCTGGATGCTCTTGAAAGAGAAGAAAGCGATAATCGTTCTCGCAGAAACAGAAAAGAACAGTAATTAATTAGGAGGTATTATAGAATGAAGATTAATGAAGAAGTAATGTTTAATGCGTTCCGTTGTTTAGTAAACGGAGAAGAGTTTGCATCAGCAGACTTTAAGGTTGATGCGTCGCAGTGGGTGAGCGACGCTGGATTGTGCAGTGTGTTATCATACAAGGGTTTCTACGTTGCCTTTATCAGTCGTTATGGCGACAGATATGTAAACGTGGCTGAACCAACGTTTGCACCGAAGACTATTGAAAGTATCAGAGAACACTTTGTAAGATTTTCCACTGTCAGAGTGAATGAAACGCGCCTTGACCTTATGACTGTCAAAGAAGAGGATTTTGTCGGTAGAACAATTGACGATTTCAAAACTCCAGCGATGTGCAGACTGTCTTGTATGCTTGCCTATAGTTATGCGCCTAGAGACTGCAGAGATATTTATGAGCCTGACAAAATGGGATTTGTCGAAAGAAGACTGTCTTCTGAAGATTTTCTGCCTAAACTCGCACTGTTGGAAAAGGCTTCTCGTATCGTCAAAAAGGTTGTGTTCTTTGGCGGTTGGTATGTCTTCTTGGACAAAAACGATAAACTGTTTGCTATCGTAAGAGCATTGGATGGAATAAGAGTAAGCAACTGGACTGCAGCTAGATGGAACAAGGAAAACAATTGGTTTGATATTCTTTATCTAGAGCCTGGCAATAAGGATTATGAGCAGGCTCAACTTGCCGCCTCAATTGTAAGCCGTCGTGCGTATATCGTGACACAGAATAGTTCTGTGCTTGTTCCGTTTACCGATACAAAAGGATTGTTCAAACTCGCAGAAAGAAAGTTTGAGTATAAGAGCGTTGTCGAGCATTTGCTTGATACAGGCGTTTATGTGAGATGCGAGAGATGTGGCGCGATTACTCATAATTATGACTCAGTCGTGACCGCTGGAGAAGTAGTGGAGAATTGGTGCTATGACTGTATTGAAGAAAATACGTTCTATTCTGAACACTCAGATAGAAGATACTCTAGTTTGGATTTTGAAAGTTGCGAGGTTGCAGAGTATGACTGCTATGGAGACAGACAGGTTGAAACTTGGTGTGAAGAAGAGGCCGAAGACGAGGGAGTAGTTATGTGTGAGTCTTGCGGTTATTACTACAGACCTTACAACACTATGAGAATAGCCGGTAGAAACTTCTGCACTCGTTGTGGGCGCTCAGGCTTAATCAACGGTTATCACCATTCGGGCGGCGCTAAGTATGTAAAGGTAGGCGACGAAGATAAAGACGACGATTTATGGGAAGGCCTTGGTGTAGAAGTAGAGTTTGAAAACGAAAACGAAAGTGATAGCGAGGCCGTAGAAACCGTATGTGCAGTAGACGAAGACTTTGGCGGGCATTTCGTGTATGAAACTGATGGTTCTCTGTCTTATGGGTATGAGTGCATCCTTACTCCGCATACTTGGGAAGAGTTTAATAAAATCAATTGGAAGCACTTCTTCGATGTTCTGTCAGACCATAATTCAACAAGCGGTACAGATGCCTGTGGGCTTCACGTTCACTTATCAAGAAATATGTTTAAGAACTCGCCATCAGGAATGAGAGACTCTGTTGCAAGACTGCTTTATCTGTATAGCCGTTGGTTCTTCCCTATTGCTGATTTTGGCGGAAGAGATTTGGGAGATACAGGATATTATGAAAGATGTATCTTTGACGATATTGACAGCGCTAGACGGTGGTATGACAATTATGACCTGTGTGGAAACAGATATTGCGCAGTAAATCTGAACAACGGAAATACTATAGAAATTAGAATTATGGGCGGTGCAGAGGACTACGAGGACTTTAAAAATAGAACTAACTTTGTATACGAGACCGCAAAAGCCGCGTGCAATATGACAGACGAAGAAGCAGAAGATATTAATAACTGGCTCAATGCGCTGGATGTAGAAACAAGAAAAGCGTTCGAAGGATACTTAAAGTGTGACTACAGTGATTACGAATAAAGAGAAAGAAAGAGAAAGAGAGGGATTTGTATATGTGTATTATTGCTTATAAACCACAAAACGTTGCTATGCCTAGCAAGAAATTATTACAGATTTGTTTTAACAATAACCCTGATGGAGCAGGATATATGATTGCATCGGGTGGAAATGTCATTTATAGAAAAGGATTTATGGACTTTGGCGGTTTCTACTCGTCTCTGACAAGCGCCATCAAAAGATATGGCGAGGATGTGCCTTACGTTCTGCACTTTAGGATTTCTACTCAAGCAGGAGTGAACAAACAATGTTGCCATCCGTTTCCTCTTAGCGAAGATATGGATGAACTGAAACAATTGAAAGGAAGATGTGATATTGGTATCGCTCATAATGGAATTATATCTTTAACGTCTTCTTACTCTAAAGCGAAGATTGATTATAGCGACACTATGAAGTTCATCACAGACTATCTGTCGCTGATTATAAGAAACAAGAACTATTATAAAGACAAGAACACTCTGACACTTATAGACAGACTTATAGATGGCTCTAGGCTCGCGATTTTGGATAGCACTGGCCATTGTGAATTGATTGGCCACGGTTGGGAAGAGTCTTGCGGTGTGTATTATAGCAACAGTTCGTATATGGCGCCAAAGGTAGCGAAATATGATTATGGATACTATCACTATGGCGGTTATACGTATCTAGACAAACTTTATGACAGCGACGAATATCAGAACCTTTACGAAAAGTGGGCAACTGCCGAAGACGAAGCACAAAGAAATATATATGACGCTCTTCTGACAAAAATGGAAAGCGGTGGCGCAGTAGAATACAACAAAGAAGACGAGACAGAAGACTGCTCTTCTTATGACAATTATTACTCTCGGAATAGTGCGGCTTACAATCCTGCAACAGGTGAGTATGACTTTACAGAAAGTAATTGTCCATACGCAGTTTATGACGAGGACTGGGCTTGCGAGCATTGCTCGAATAGGCACTACTGCTATTTCTTAGGAAATATCAATGAGGGAGACGAGGATAATAAAGAAAGTCTGAACAAGGCTGGAGACGCAAATCGTGGCTGGTCTAAATTATCAAGTCTGTTCAGCAAGAAATAGGAAAGGATGGTGGTGCGATGTTTGATTACAAATTGTCTATGGGTGCTGAGTATCGAGGTGGCTACGTGAAAGGGGGTCTGTATTACATATCAGGTTATGGTGTAGGCACAAAATTGGTGAAGTATGTTGGTAGAACAAAAGGCTCTTCGGCGTTTCTTTTCGAAGACGAGCGAGGAAATGTTTATCAAGAGACGTATGTCGTCGGTCAAGAACCGCCATTCAAAGTTTATAGTGTAGTTTTAGTGACAGAAATGTGAGGTGGAATTATATGTCAAAGAAATTAAACAAAAGCAAAGCAGTTAGAAATTATTTAGCAGAAAACGGAAGTATAGATACTTGGACAGCGATTACTCTATTCAGAGCAACTCGTTTGTCATCGATTATCTTCAATGCGAGAAAGCACGGATGGGTCATTGACAGCGTAAAGCCTGACAAGGAAATGTATTGTATCTATAAGTTAATCGCAAAGCCTGCAACGTGGACTCCTGACACGGTTTATGGCGGAGATATGTAAGGCGGTGATGTGTTTGTCAAGTATTAAAGATTTGTTATTGCAGTATGAGGAACGTTCAAGAAAGGTAATAGCCTCTAACGGCATAATTTTGCAAGATTATGTGAAGGAATTGTTCGGCGAAGAAGTAGATTTAGGCACGACCAATGCGTGGGCGATGAAGAAAATTATCGACTGGGATGTGTTCGATTTTTATAATTTCTCTCTGTGGGTTCTAGTAAATCTCGGACAGCCTAGCGCTCAAAACGAGGCTATGAGGTTCTTTGTCGACATTATCACAAGGTGTTATTTGTTATCAAGAAAGGAGAAATAAGTATGGTTGGTAATAATGATTATTTGATGGAGTTTGTGCGTCCAGTTTCCATAGAAGACGCAGATTTGAACTTGGTTGTAGCGAAGTCAAAATACGGAGCAGTAATAATGGGCTATGCAGATAAAAATAATATTGTGTTCCCATCAGACTTCCCTTTAAACGTCTACAATATTTCAGGCTTTGGAAAGAAAGACGGAACAAATAATGTTGACTTATTATTGAATGGCGAAGCGAAGGGTGTGCTGATTTCGCCGTTCCAGTATATGTTTGGCGGTGACGAAAAATGGTATATGTTTAACACAAAAATAAAGATATGTGATTTACCAATGCTGAATAACGGAAATATCGAATTCCTTGCTTTCGCGAAACAAGATTTTGATTTCGAGCCTTCGTTATATCTGAGTTCTAGGACTCCTTATAATGAATACGGACTTAGAGACACGCTTGCTTTTGATGTGAACGATTTGTATGCGTCTGTTTCGATTTTGGATGGGTATTCCACTCCAGTTTGGGGTGGCCACGTATGGTGTTCGTGTCTGCCTATCGATGTTAGTTCTTTGCCTGATAATATTTGGTATTTCGGCGCTTGCGGTTACAACGACATTTCGATTATAGGCAATTTGCCTAAGCACTATACAAGTTGTTTCTTGGTGTCGGTAGCAGATGTAACGACGCACTTTCAGCAGAATAGAACAGTGCCTTTAACTAGATTAGGCTCAAGGCCTTTTAAGACATTCTATTCTCTGTATTGCTCTCTAAATAAGGTTTATGATGATGGTTATGGAGTCTAAACCGATTTTATTTCAGAGAAAAATGTTCGAAAAGACATTGCAGAATACCGTATTATGTGGTAAAATATATTTAGGAAAGGGTGAATGGTTGTATGTATCATAGTTTTAACACTGAATTGGCTGAAAAATATGGGATTTTAGAGGCCGTTTTGATAAATAACATTATGTTTTGGGTGGAAAAGAACAAGGCGAACGGGGAACATTTCTATGACGGAAGATACTGGACTTACAACAGCGTAAAAGCGTTCGAGGACTTGTTCCCATACGCATCAGGAAGACAGATTAGGTATGCTCTAGACCACTTGAGGAACGAGGGAATACTAATCACAGGGAACTACAATAAATCGTCTTATGACAGGACATTGTGGTATGCCTTTTCGGATTATGGTGTCTCTGTTGTCTATGGCGAGTCGTCTTGTCAGGTTCCGCAAATGGATTTGACAGATTTGTCAAATCGAAGTCCCGAAATTGTCGAACCTATACCATATATAAACACAGATATTAAACAAGATATTAATAATTCTGTCGGGTTTGGTTCGGATAGTTCAAAACCTGATGGCTCTACGAAGCAAAATAAGCCCGTCTCAGAGATAATTGAGTATCTTAATACAGTTTGTCACACCAACTTCAAATCTTCATCCAGCAAGACAAGACGACTTGTGGGAGCAAGGCTGAATGAGGGGTTCACCATAGACGACTTTAAAGCAGTGATAGATTACAAATACAAGGCTTGGGGATTGAGACCGCAGATGTTCTCTAACGGGGTTATGAGTTCGGTGTATTTGAGACCTGAGACGCTGTTTAGTGGTAAGTTTGAGAGTTATCTTAATGAAGCGAAGATAAACAACGGAAATCCGCCTATCGTAAATGATAAGCAGAAGTTCAGCGCAGAAACAGAAATGCCTTCCGCTGAAAGAATTGAAGAATTAAGAAAGGAGTTATTCAATGAGTAGACTTGGTTTGAGAAGAAAGACAACAGAGTATTTAAAAATGTGTGGCTGGGACGACATAACAGAAAAGGAAATGAACGTTGTGTTCAGCGAAATCTTGGAAAGCGGTAAGCCGATTTCTGAAGTGGTTGATAAATGGTACAATGCCAAAAAGAATAAGCCTAAAGAAATGGCGGAGTATGTTAAGACGACCTATAGCGGAACGGTTGACTACATTATGATGCTGAGAATAAAAACATTCGGCATTGATAAAGTAAGAGAACGCCAGTTGAAAAACAAAGAAGAACCTTTGTTTGAAGCATATCTGTAAAGGGGGTTGATTTATATGACAGATATTATTAAGGTTGAAAATGAAATTGAAGAAATCACTAATGCTTTAATATCTTTGGAAAACGACATAAAAGCGTACAAAGAATTAACCGACAAGTACGAAGCAATGAAAAAGAAATTATACGATGCAATGACAAGCAGAGGAATTGATAACCTCAGAATGGCTAACGGAACTTTGCTGAGCCGTGTCGCTGAGATTAAGGAAGAGAAAGCGGTTGTTCCTGTGTTCGATGAAGATAAGTTCAAGAATGACTTCGCAACTCTTTATGAAGAATACTGCAACAATGAAGAAAAGGTAATCAAGAGAAAGAGAGCGGGCTATGTAAGAATAACCGTCAAAAAGGAGAAAGACGATGAATAAATACGAAGATGTGCTGAAGAAATCTATGGTTGCGTTGGTTCTGTCATTTGCCGTGTTTATCACTGGTATGGTGGTGGTTTGCCTTTATGTTCTATGAAATAAAAGGTAAGATATATTTGCTGGAAGAACGGAAAGCGGGGGTTTTAAAACTGACCCCCGTCACCCCAGTAAAAAACAGAAGACGGATTTTGAGTTGCTTTAAAACAGAGGACTTGCTGGAAGAGTTGATAGACAGGCAAGAGAAAGAACGGCTTACGCCTGAGTGGAAAAAAATCGATGATGAATACGATTTTTATGAAGATTAAGGAGACGAGATTATGGGAAAGAAAAGAATTAACGGTATGGAAGAAAAAAGAATTGTTGAGATTATTGAGAATGGTCTAGAGACCTCTTATCACTACACAGTGCCTTGTTACTACAAGGTTGCGGAAAAAGAAGGCTATGCAGACTGCGTATGCGCCTACAATGTAAACAAAAACAACGACACAATAGCGATTGCTTTGGGAAATATCTACATTGAGTTAAACTCTGAGGCAATCTTAGGATTGATGAAAGCATCAATCAGAGGCAACGGAAAGGTGGCGAGTTAAATGGAAGATAAATACTATTCGGTAAATGACTTGGTAAAATTAATCGAACTAGAACAAAAGTTTCACGAGATTTGTATGAACAAAGCGAAAGAGGAAAACGATGAAAACGAGTTCTACACTCAGGTTGGACACTTGCAGTGCTTAGAGGGTTTGCTCGGATACCTCGAAAACAAAAGACTGCATAAGAAAGGTAGTGAGGTAAATGTATCAGGAAATAATTGATAACTACAGAGAACTTGCGGCAGAAATAGTTGCTACAGCGGTCACTGATTACAAGCGATACAAAAGAAAATTGCTGAGCAAAAATAAAGATAAAGAAGAAAAAGCACTTGATATGATAAAGTCCGTGTTAGGTGAAAACAGTTCTCTTTACAAAAAACAATTAGATGTCGTAAATGAAATACACACCTATGAAGCGTATACAAATAAAGAGGCTAGGTTCTTTAAAACAAAATATTGTGCGAACCTTCTTAGCGGAATTGGTTCTAAAATGACTGGTGAGGAAATACTAGAGGCAGTAAACAATCAGTTGGTTATGGAATTAGAAGGAAAAATAAAGCCAGTAAGACGGCATAGAAAGGTGAAAGGTGTATCAGATAAATGAAATATTATAGTGTTGAAGAAAAGTTGCCTGAAAGGGAAAATGAGGAAGTAATCGCTGTTGTAAAACACGAGTTACCTTGTGGTGTTTATTATCACCACTGCATTGTTAATTGGACTCGTTACGGGTTCAATACATTCGACTCTCCGTCGTGCAGAGACGGGATGGAAAACGTTGTTGCTTGGGCTTACTTAGAAAGGTATACGGGAAATGAAGAGAAAACCAGTAATACCTAAAAAGAAATCTGTATATTACTACGAAGATGCAGAGAAGATACTTATTGGCACGGCAAATCAATTGATAAATTATTTGGGTTGTTTGAATAATGTGCCAGCAAAATACGCCGATAGCAACAGAGTCTATAAGGGTGGTATATTCGTAAGACTGTATCAAGATAACAGAACGATAAGTTATTACGATATATTGGAAAACAAACAAGTTGACGATATGCCTTTGTTTGAGTTTGAAGATAAGTTCAATTCAAATATGAGGATATACCAACTGTATCACAGCAACGGTAAAGAGTGGAAAGCAAAGAGATTAAAGAACATTGTTCTTAAAGAAAAAGAACTTTACATTGAGTTAAAGAGAGGTGGTTCAGATGTTCAAAACAATAAAAAGAATACTGTTTCGTAATAGACGTGGCGGTGCTAACGTAACGATGAAGCCGTTTCAGACGGACATCAATTTAATTTGTGACTGGTGTGGTAGAGACATTGAAGATGGAGACACGGCATACGCCGTAGGGTTTCTAACATTATGCCCTGACTGTGCAACAGCGTTGTATAACGAAAGCAGAGATAAATATGAAAGCGAAAATTAAACCGTTAGCGAACAGATTAATTCGCAAAATATATATGGCTCAGGAAACCTGTGACATAAATAAACTTGAAGAAAACTTTGAATGTAAACTGGGCAACTGTGATAAATGCACAGGCTTAGCAATTGAATACCTATATCAGAGGTGGAAAGAAAAAGAGAAAGAGAGGTTAGAAAAAGGAAATGATGAAACAAAGACTGATAGACGCAAATAAGTATTTAGAAAAAGTGTGTACATACAAAGAGACAGGCTGTGGTAGTTGTAAATTACAGACAACGTGTCCTAAAGATGCTCCTGAAGTAGATGCAATACCAGTTGCATTTATCAAAGAGCAAATGTGCAAGTATGAAAACTTAGCGTACAATTCAATAGAGAAGATACAGCAACGATACTTCGACAAAGAAGATGCGTTGAAAAGCCTGATTAATTACTGGCGAGAAAAGAATGGTGAGAAAGAAAATGGCTAGAGGTAAGTGGTTGCCATACGAGTTTGGTGATTATCATTGGCATAAATGTTCAGTTTGCGGTAAAGCAGATAAGTATATTGAAACAGTTAAGCGGCACAATTATATGCCCTCAGATATGGAAAGTATAAGAAATTATTGCCCTAATTGTGGCGCTAAGATGTGTGAGAAAGAAAATGATAGCGGTGGTTTTGAAACTTGCGCAGCCGATGTATCTGTTTACGCAGATAGAACACAGGTAGGCGATATAGTATTCATTACCACGAGCAACTTCGAGAAGTATATTCCCATTGAGTGGATAGCCGAGTGGCGCTGGAAAAACTCAGATGTATGTTGCGACAAGCACGTTAGTGATTTGTTTGGGAAAATGATTGAAGATTGGAGAAAAGAAAAGGAAAGGTAAAGTGTATGGAAAAATTAAACTCTAACGAAAAGAAGATGCTGAAAGAACTGTTTGGTCTTTCAAAGTTCGAGGGAACGATTAGAAAAATCGTTCTGAACGGACACGCCCTGCTGATTTATTTTGATGAAAACAAAAATCAGAAGCGAGTCACATTTAATTCTCTGCGAGGTTTGTTCGGATGGATGATTACAAATAAAGACTACGATTTGAAAGAACTGACAAAGAGAGAGAACAGTGGCAAAAAGAAAAATTGAAATCGATAAAAAAGATTTCAGTAAAATGACTCGCTCTCAGGTCATTAAAGTAGCCGAGAGATACAGAGACACTTTGAACGAAGTGATAGTTGAACTTCATAACGCGGCTGTTAGCGGATGGTGTCCTTGCTCTTTGTATGATGCTGGCAAATGTGATGTTAAATGTATATCATCGCTTACGCTTTGGAAAAAGTATTTGTTCAGAAAAACAAATAGAAAGGACACTCCGCCTGATGCCGAGTTGATTGCGCCAAATGTGTTCGATGCAATCAGAGGCTATTATGACAGAGAAGAAAGAGAAAGAAAAAGAATAAACAACTCGTATCTTCTGCAGAAAAAAATAAATATGTCTGAAGAAGAAGAGAAAAAAAGATACAAAAGAGAAATTAGAAGGAAGGCGAAAAAATGAGAAATTATTATGAAATTGCAGATAGTGAATACATTAATTGCGAAAAGAGATACATCAGTGAATTAACAGACGAAAGAAAGAACGCTTATTACAGTTCAATGATGAACTATTTTAAGTATTCTGCAGACACCACTTGTTATGACAGAGTTGGTACTGTTGCAAAAGGCGACGTTGTGTATGTTGAGTTCGGTGCATCGTTTAACAGAGAAAGTGGGAACGGACACTTAGCAGTCGTTTTAAAGATATATGCTGGAAAACTGCTTGTTGTTCCTCTGACTTCTAACTTGGCTAACATAGACAAAGATTATTGTTTCCTTTTGATGAAGGGTGTTGGCGGATTGAATAAAACTTCTGTGGCGTTCTTAAATGATGCGAAGTTCATTTCTCCGAGCAGGGTATTAAACATCGTTGGTAATCTCGGAGAAGAAAAAGCAGACGAAATAAAGAGAAAGGTGGTTGAAATAATCAACGATGAAAGTGAGTTCTAGTTATGTAGGCGACAACATTAAAGTCCTGTGCTTCGTTAATGGAGTTAATATGAAGGACTTGTCAAAAAATCTTGGCGTGTCACAAACTCTTATGTCGTTTTGGGTCAATGGACTGCAATCAGTTCCTGAAGAAAAAACCAAAATGATTGCTGAGTTTTTTGCTGTTGATTTAAAGACGCTCACAGAGAAAAATCTGAGAGCAGGTTGCGCTGAATACCTTACAAAGAAGAAAAAAAGAATATTCGGAATATAAAAGGCGAGGAGTTATCTTCGCCTTTTTTTATATTCTTCCGTATCCTATTATCACAGAGCGCTTTTTCATATCACGCTCACGTGAATATCTAGTAGCGTCTATCGTGTGGTTGTTTTTGTCAACATAATCTGCTCTGAAGTTGCCGAGTCTGTCTTGCGCGTATTCGTAGTTGACAAACTCTCTCACAGTGTTCGGGCATCTCTTCGGGTCGATTACTATTTTGTCCAGCGACTGCAACCACTTGATACCGAAGTCTATGCTGTCGGCGCCCTTCTTCGCTTTTTCGACTCTTAAACCGTAACCTTTCAGTTCTGCTATGGATTTAGGCTCTGCACTATCGCACACGATACTTGCACTGCCTATTTTTTTTCTCTTGATTTCTTCGCTCAGTTGCTTGTTTGTTAAGCCTGTTTTGAAAATCTCATTGAAGATATAAAGGCAGTTCCTTTTTTTGTCGTAATGGTTCTGCGTGTAGACGCTAGGGTCTACTGCATAGCCGAAGTCTACTCCGTCGCTTATGTGGTCAAACAGTTTTATTTGTGAAGACGGGATTTCTTCTACAACTATGTTCTTGAAAACTGCACCGCCTGTGCCAGTTACTTCGCCCATATACTCGTGCCTGTATGCTTCAGGCTTGTTTATCTTTAGTGCTTCAGCCAAATCGATAAATGTCTTGCCCAGCCACTCTTTCGGAACATCCAAGTATGTTGTATGGATAACGAGCGTATCGTCAGGCTGTAAATACTGCTCAGCGTTCACCCAAGAGTTTACAGACTTTGGTGGGTTGTATGTGAAAAACACTTTGAACACATCCCCACCTCTCATTAATGACTGGCAGAGATTTCGTATTTCTTCCATACCGAAGAACTCGTCTAATTCCTCAAACCAAATGTATTTGCAGTAGCCTTTCTTTGTCTTTATGGATTTGACCTTACGGTAGTCGTCTTTGTTTGATGCACTTCTGAAAAGTATTTCCTGTCTAGTCGGCTTGTAAATCAGTTTGAGCGGAGCAATTCTGCTCTCCCAATACTGTTCTACTCCGAGGACTTCTATCGCCCACTGCAACTGAGAATAGACGCTGTCTGCTATGGTGTCGCCTACTTTTCTCAGGCACACGGCGAAAGCATCAGGGTCTTCCATTATTCCCAGTATGATTTCTATGGACACGAACGAAGATTTAGCGCTTCCTCTACCACCTTTTATCCAGTAATATGTATGCTTGTTCTTTTTTATGTCTTTATGAACAGGAAAATATACTGGTGCAATTAAGGACTTTAAAGAAATATCAGACATTATTCTTCGCTGTCTTCTATGTCGTCAACAATCTTAGGTGGTTCGATTTCTTGGAACTGTTCTACAGGCTTCTGACCGCTGGTATCTCTAAGAAGTTCAAAGGCTTTTGCATCGCCTTTAAGAGCCTTCGTCAACTGTGCCACCAAAATGGCGGTTGCATTAGTAGCGTCTTCTTCCTCGAAGCCATACTGCTTGATTATTTCCTCTGTCTTTTTGTTCTTTACTTTGGAAGCAAGAAGTTCTTTTGCCAAAGCCTTCATTTCGCTTCTGCGACGAGCCCTGTATTTGCGCTCTTCTTTTGAACGCTCGTAGTCTTCCTTAGTGAAATTATTTCCCACAAATATCACTCCTTATTTTTTCTCTTTTTCTTTGGCTTTTCTTCGGAACTGATTGTCTGTTCCTCTTCTGCTTTCTTTACTAAAGCGCCAAAATTGTTGCTTACGAGTTGGTTGTATCTGCTCTCAGACACTTCAAAAACAGTGCCTTCGCTAGGAACAACCCCCAATTCTTTATCGACGATATTATACTTAGCGTATAGGTTTGTTGCCACTACTTTAACCAACGAAAATCACCGCCTTTTTTCAACTAAATTATTACATTTTTGCATAAAACAGTCAAATAAATTGGTCAGAATATGTTATTTAAGCATTGACATAGTTACAAAACGGTGCTATAATTAAATCAGATAAAGGGGGATGCTATATGGAAAGAAAAGAAATGAACTTATTCGAAAAAATGCTTGCTATCACTGATGAAATTGGTGTCGTAGCCAAGAACCTAGAGGTAGCAACTGGCGCAGGTAGAAGTTATAAAGCGGTAAACGAGCGTGACGTACTTGACGCAGTGAGACCTATCGAGGTCAAATACGGAGTGTATTCTTACGCTAAAGAAAGACACATCATAACAGACGAAGTCCTTACCAAAGAAAGCACAGACCGAAATGGTGAAGCGAAAAAGACTAACTCATTCTTTATGAGAGTCGAAACAGTCTTTGAGTTCGTGAACGTGGACAATCCTGAAGAGAGAATTACTACGGTTGTATACGGCGATGGTATCGACACTGGCGATAAGGCGCCTGGCAAGGCAATGACATACAGCGACAAGTATGCTCTGCTTAAAGCGTACAAGATTAGCACTGGCGACGACCCTGACAAAGACGCTAGTCCTGAAACAGGGTATGAAGTAAAGGTTGAAAAGGCCTCTGCCTCGCAGATTAAACTAATCAAGGAGTTGGTCACTGACATTACTTCTATGCTCGCATATTGCGGTGTAGAAAACATCGAAGACATAACCAAGTCACAGGCGGCAGAAATCATTTCGAAGAAACTGAATAAGAAAAATGCTTAGTGAAGTCCTGCTTAGGTACAAAGACATCTACGCTGGAACTGCAGACATCGTGTGTGGGTTTGACAAAATCGAGAGTGGTCTTGTATTCGACGAGGCCACTCACACCTACACATACAACGGCGTAGAATTGGAGTCCGTCACTAGGATGATTGACTCTTCATCGTCTTATGAATACGTTCCTGAAAGCGTGCTGAAGAGAGCCGCCTCTCGTGGCACAGAGATACATAAGCAAATAGAAATGTATATAAAAGACGGCATTGAAAGTGACAGTTATGAGTTCAGGTGTTTCCTAGAATTGCTTAATAAACCGAGCGACATATTCAAAGGGAAATGCGTGATAGACATAAAGACATACAATACTCCGACACAGAAGAACATAGACAAGGCAGAGGAACAGACCGCTTTATACAGAAAGGCTCTGTGCTACCTTACTGGTGTCGAAGAAAAAGAAGTAAAAAGATATGTGATAGTATTGCCGAAAGAACCTAAGAAACCAAAGGTTTATATGTTCGACGATTAGAAAGAAGGGGAAGATATGCTTAATACAGTTTCATTAGTTGGAAGACTTACTAAAGATGCCGACATCGTTATGACGAGCGACAACAAACAGAAGGCCTCATTTACTCTTGCGGTTCAAAGAACGAAAGATAAATGTGATTTCATCAGTTGCGTAGCATACGATAAAATGGCGGATGTACTCAATCTATACACAAAGAAGGGTGACTTGATTGGTGTCTCAGGTTCA